CATCCTCGGCGGCGGCGACACATCCGACTTGGGCGGCATCCGACCTGCTTTGGTACTTCCCAGCAATGCACGATTTGATAAAACTACCATGCTTTTAAAGGGCGTAAAGTAACAGGAAAAAGCCAGAGGGTCAATCCTCCGGCAGGTCCCACAGATACGAATGAAACCGGCTGAGTAAGCCGTAAAAATTGAAAGGAGAAACACCATGGAAAAGAAGTTTGCTGAGATCATCAACGAGGGCTGCAAGAGCGGCAAGACCATCGAGGCCATCAACAAGGAGCTGAAGGAGGCGGGGGCCAACTTCCACCTGAATCCTGACGGCGGCGTTGCCAACTGGACCGAGGCGGAGATGGCCGAGGGCTTCGTCCCTGCGGAGACCGAACCCGCCGACGTGCGTCACCTGCATGACTACATGCGGTACGATGTCACGAAGGCCGGTCAGACCGTGCGGGTGGAGACCCCGGAGGGCACCTATGATATTACGTGGGACGAGGGCGGTCATCCTGAGAAGGCCGTGAGAGTGTGACCACCGAAAGGAGGTACACCATGAACGCTTTACACATCAAAAACACGGTGTTGGCGGTGCTGGCTGCGGCTGGCTCCGCCATCGCCCAGGCACTTGGAGGTTGGGACGTGGCTCTCAAAGTTCTGATCTGCTTTATGGCGTTGGATTACGCCACGGGCTGGCTGGTGGCAGCGATCTGGCATAAGTCCGGCAAGAGCAAAACCGGGGCGCTGGAGTCCAATGCCAGCTATAAGGGCCTGGTTCGCAAGGGCGTTATGTTGTGTCTCGTGTGGATGGCGGCACTGCTGGACCAAGCCACCGGGAGCGACTTTGCCCGTGACGCTATTTGTATGTTTTTCATCGCAAATGAGGGCCTGTCGATTTTGGAGAATACGGCCATTATGGGGGTCCCCTACCCCACCTTTATTAAAAATATGCTGGATGCCATTCGTCAGGCCAGCGATCAGGGGAAACAGAATACGGAGGCTCACACATGAGCACGAGAGCGGGCACTGTCCCGCTCTCCGACCTCCAATTTTTGAAAATCTATTTCAACCGGAAGCGTCTCCGCTCCACCACGGCCAACCTGAAAAAGATGCTGGCGGAGGCGGGCGGGGACGCTATCTGCAATGGCTCCATTTTCCTGCGGAACCAGACCCCGGCCTGCCATTTAAAGGCAGACGGGCAGACCCGCAAGACCCCCAATTACCGGGCGTGGGCCATCAGCTGGAGCACCCCGGCGGACTTCGGCGTGAAGACCGTGCCCAACGGGGACCGGAATTACATGGAGTGCGTCCACCTCATCATCGGCGGGAAGAAGATCAACCCCATCCACTGCGGAGCGGATATGCGCTACCGTGCCCCCCGGACAGCCATCGGCACCAAGAACGGGAGGTTTGCCTACTATGTGAGCCGGGAGCGGCACACCCCGGAACAGCTCCGGAACCTGCTGGCTGCGTCCGGCTGGGACAACGCCATTATGATGGACGGCGGCGGGTCTACCTGCTTCATGGATTCGACAGGCAAGGGCTTTACCGGGGATGGGCGGGTGATCCCGTTCTTCCTGGTGTGGAAGTACAAGAGCGGGGATGCGTGTGAGCCGGAAGGAGAGAAACCTATGGTAGAGATCAACGCCTATTCCAAGGCGATGGACGGCGGCATGAAGCTGTCCACCCATTTCAAAGTGAAGGAATTTGCCTGCAAGGACGGCTCCGACGCCGTACTGGTAGCGCCCCGGCTGGTGATGGTTTTGCAGAGCATCCGCAGCCACTTCGGTGCTCCGGTGACGATTGCCAGTGCCTACCGGACGCCCCAGTATAACGCCAAAGTGGGCGGCGTGGCCCACAGCCAGCATTGCTACGGCACGGCGGCGGACATCACCGTGAAGGGTCAGAAGCCCGAGGCGGTGGGGGCATTTGCCCGAGAACTCATGCCCGATTGGGGCGGCGTGGGCATTTACAGTCAGAAGGGCTTTACCCACATTGATGTGAGAGAGGTCAAATCTGACTGGAACGGATAAGGAGACACTATGAACAAAACCATTTCAGAGGTCATCGCCCAGACGCAGGCGGTACGGCCTGACCTCTACACGGATGAACAGATCACCGGCTGGCTCTCTGAATTGGACGGGCAGTTAAGCGTGGAGCTGCTGAAAACGGACCCAGTATCCTATTCGTGGCCGGAGGACGCCGGAACGGAGCTGCTGGTGCCCCATCCGTATGACCGCCTGTATCACTTGTATGTAATCGCTATGATCGATTTGTACAACCGGGAAACAGACCTGTACACCAATGACATGGCCGTGTTCAACAGCGCCATGCAGGAATACCGGAGCTATTACCGGCGGACGAACCGACCGGCAGCGGACGGGAATTGGTTCAAGACCATGTAAGGAGGGGCTATGTATCTTCCAAGTCTGAAATACGCAGAGCAGAAAACGAAACAGCAGATCGTAGAGTTTTTGGGGATCAATTTCTCCGACAACTTTACGGACGGGAATTTTTCTGCCTGCCGGAACCTCTCTACCCGCAGGTATCCCTATCTGTCTACACGGCTGCGGCGGCTGCCGGTGGGGGACTATGTGTCCCCTACCGCCGTGACCGCATGGAACAAGCTGGTGGTGGTGGACGGTACGAGCCTGATCTATGACGGCAATGTGGTTGGAACCGTGACGGCAGGGGAAAAGCAGTTTGCCGTGGTCAACACAAAGCTGGTGATCTGGCCGGACAAGAAATATCTGGACCTGAACACGTCCGCGCTGCACGAGCTGGGAGCCAGTGCAGAAAAGGCCAACGCCGTTGTGACCACCGACAGCATCACCATGACGGGGGCAGGGCTTTCCTCCAAATTCTCTGCCGGGGACGGGATCACGATCTCCGGCTGCACCACAAAAAAGGAAAACAACAAGGATATCGTCATCAAAGCCGTGGATGGAGACAAGCTGACATTCTCCGCAAACGCATTGGCGGCTTGCACGGAAGCGGGTACCATGAAAATCGAGCGGAAGATCCCGGATCTGGACTTTATCTGCGAGAGTGAGAACCGGCTTTGGGGCGTGAGCAACGCCAATAAGACCATTTACGCGTCTTCCCTGGGCGATCCGAAAAACTTTTTCGTGTATCAGGGGATCTCCACGGATTCCTACGCACTGGCGGTTGGCTCTGCCGGGAATTTTACCGGGTGCTGCAAGCTGAGTTCCTCCGTGCTTTTCTGGAAGGAAAATCTGTTGCACAAGATTCTGGGCAGCTACCCTGCGGAATACGCCCTCTATACCTCGGACATTACCGGGGTGCAGGAGGGAAGCTTCAAGAGCATGCAGGTCATCAATGACGTTCTTTTTTACAAGGGGCCGGACGGCGTGTACGCCTATTCCGGCGGTACGCCGTCTCTGGTATCCCAGACGTTCGGAGCCAAGCGGTTTACGGATGCCGTCAGCGGGACGGACGGCAAGAATTACTATATGTCCGCCAAGAGTGGCGGCGTGTGGCATCTTCTGGTGTATGACACCCAACAGGGAGTATGGCTGGAAGAGGATGACACGGAGGCGCTGGATTTCTGCCGGTACAACAGTTTTCTTTATATGCTGTCCTCCGACGGGTCCTTGTGGTCGCTGGATGCGGACACGGGCAGTGAAATCATTGACTGGAGCGCCACGTTTACGCCCTTCTACGAGACCATGGAGGGGAAGAAGGTGTATTCCTCCCTGTATCTCCGATTTGAGCTGGGAGAAAAGGCGTGGATGCAGGCGGAGGTACGGTGCGACAACGGGAAATGGGAGAAGATCGGAAGCCTTCACGGGAAAGGCCCGCAGCTTCTTCCGGTACGGCCAAGACGGTGCGACAAATACGAGGTACGGCTGTCCGGGCAGGGCGCGTGCGCGATCCTTGGCATGATCCGGCGGTTCCGGGTGGGTTCGGAGGTGTAGCATGGCGATTTTTGACAAGGAATTGAACCATCTGGACCTGCAGGACGCTGCCGGGAGCCTGCGGACGCTGGAAAACTATATCTCCTATATGCGGGAGCGGCTGGAGTTCAACAACTCCAATCTCACCCGCACCCTGTCCTCGGCGGGAACCAGTACGGCGGAAATGGTGCTGATCGTGGCGGCGCTGCAGAACAACGTACAGGCCATGCAGTCCAGCGTCACGGCGATGCAGGGGCAGATCACCACCTTGGAGACAACGGTTTCCGGGCTGAATAACAGCATACAGACATTGAGCCAGACCGTGACGGCGCTGCAATCCTCCGTGGGCACTCTGCAATCGGACGTCGCCACGCTTAAAACCACCGTGCAGAACATCGACAAGCGCGTCACTGCGCTGGAAGCAAAAGGAGGGACCACCTGATGGCAGGGTATTGGGACAAAAACAAAGACTACTCGCTTGAGATCGTAAAGGCACAGCAGAGAGGTGACAGTAAGGAGTCGATTGACAAGCTGCGTCAAGAGCGGCAGAACAAAATCGACTCCACATACGGGGGCAGGGACCCGTATCAGGGCAAGAACGATATTATGGGCAACGGCGGGTCCGGCAACCGGGGCAACAGCGGATCTTCCGGCGGCAGCTCTCAGACGGCAACCGGTGGGACGCCTTATGTAAAAGGCCCCGGCTACGGCACCGGCGGCTATACCACGCCGGGTATTTACGGGGCAGCCAATTTGCAGCCCACGGATATGTCCAACTACTGGAAAAAGATGACCGGCGGCGCAGACATGAGCCGCAGGCCGGATCTGGCAGGCGGGTATGCGGTGTCCAACGGCTATACCGTGTTTTACGATGAGAACGGATACGCCAAAAATGCCGTGAAGGGTGTGGCAGATTATACGCCTCATCAGGATATCAACGCTGGGAACGGCAGCTATAACCAAAACGGCGCATGGACGGATAACGAAATGCTGACGGCTGCTGACCGAAAGAAAATTGCGGATATCCGGGCGCAGATGCAGGCGGGGAAGATCACAGGCGATCAGGCAAACCAGGCGGCAAATGCCATTCGCGCCGGATATGGCTACACCATTGATAAAAACGGCTATGTAACGGACAGTGGGGCATTGTCTGCCACGAACGATCTGCGGCGGCGGCTTGGCCTTTCGACAGATCCGGAAAACGCGGAGCTGGGCTATTACCGGTATCTGATGGGCACGGACACGTCCCCTCTCGCACAGGCGGCAGGGCAGGTGAAGTCCTACCAGGACTTTATGAAGGACTATACGCCGGGGCAGCAGATCCCCTATCCCACAGTGGGAAACGTGGACATTCTGCAGGGGCTGGTCAACAACGGGTTCAACACCAGCGATGCCGGGAGACCGAGCTTTGACTATACCTACGATTCCGAAATGCGGGCGCTGATCGATCAGATCCTCAACAGCAATCTGGCGGACTGGAAGAAGGGCGACCAGTATTCCGCCCTGCGTGACCAGTACGCGGCCAACGGCGAGATGGGCATGAACGATCTGCTGGGACAGGTATCCTCCCGCACCGGCGGTCTGGCATCCTCCTACGCAGCCAGCGTCGCCAATCAGGAATACAACGATTGGATGAGCAAGCTGGAGCAGGCTGCCAGAGAAATGTATCAGCAGGACCGCAATGACAAGCTGAACAGTCTGGGCATGCTGAGCGATGCCTATGACCGGGAATACGGCGAGTACGGAGACAAGCTGAACCAGTGGAACACGGACCGGAATTTTGCCTATCAGCAGGCGCAGGACGCGCTTGCCAACCAGTGGAAGCAGAAGGAATGGGACTACAACATGTCTCAGGACGAGTGGAACAAGGCGGCTCAGCAGGCGGACAACCTTGCGTCCTACGGTGATTTCTCCGGCTACAAGGCGCTTGGCTACACCGACAGCCAGATTAACCAGATGCGGCAGGCGTATCAGATCGCGCAGACGGCAAAGGCGAAGAGCGGACGCAGTGGGAGCAGCGGAGGAAAGAAACGCAGGGATAGCGGCATGAAACTGAGTGTTGCAAAGGACAACGCCAAACAGGGTATTTTCACGCAGGATGTTCTGGATGCGTTCCACAATGCGGGATATAGCGATGAATATCTGGAAAGCGCCTATGGATATGAACAGCCCAGCGCTGCCGGTTCAGGCAATGTGCCCAATTTTGGCGATTTGAAGCGTTCGATTCAGACGCTGGTCGCACAAGGCAGCGGAGACAGAGCGTTCCAACTGTATAATCAGTATTTCGACAGTTTAAGCACCAAGCAACAGGAAGAATTGAACCGTATGCTGGGAGCGTAGGAGGCGTGATATGGCACAAAAACTGGATCGGTCTTATTTCGGAACAGGCAATCGCAAAACGGCAACAGGCACGAACAAGAAAGACACGTCCGGCACGGCGGAAACTGTACAGAAGCTGAATCGGAGCCACTTTAATAAACCGGAGAGCGCCCCCACTGTGGGGGCCTCTTCGCAGAAGAAAACTGCGCCTGTGACGGCTCCTGCGAAGAAGCAGGGAAGCCTGCCTATGGACAATGTTGGCCGGAAGAACACGGCAAACAGCCGCCTGCTGCAGGACATTCAAAAGCGGGAGCCGCGTGATACCGGCAATACGCCTTCCTTTGCGGACCGCGTAACGAACACTATTAAGGGCGGTGCGAAATCGTCTGCGGCGGCGTATACCAACGTAGGTGGTGTGCTGGCAGAGGGGGCTGGCTACCTGAATACCCGAATCGCCAATCAGAACGCCGGAGCAGCCCTGCAAAGCGACCATGACGCGGTGAAGCAGTATGAAAAGATGCTGCGGGACGTAAAGTGGGCCGACGGCAAGCCCATGACGGCGGTGGACGTACAGCAGGTGCAGAAATACCTTTCTGCCGCAAAGCGCCGGATCGCAGCCCATGAGGGCTACACCAAAGCGGTGGAGCAGTCCGACAAGGAGGTGGCTGACAAGGCATACCGGAAGGCAGACGAGCTTGCCGGAAGCGCGCAGGCTGATTTGGAGCGGGCAAAAGAAGGCGCAGGGTTTCTTGGCAACATGCTTGTAGACGCAGGCGCATCCATGACCCAGACCGGTCTTGACGCAATCCCCAGCATTCTGACAGGCGGCGCGCTGGGCATGGCTCCGTTTGCGGTGCGCGCCTTCGGCGGTGCTACCCAGCAGGCACGTCAGGACGGCGCGGATTACAAGGGGCAGCTTTTGTACGGTACGGCATCTGCCGCGAAAGAGGTTTTCACCGAAAAGATGTTCAACATTGCATTGCCCTTCGCAAAGGCATACGGCGGCGGTGCGCTGGACGATGTGGTGGAACGCGGCATCCGCAGTGCGGTAGACAAGTTTGCCAAAACGGAAGCCGGTAAAAAGGCGCTTGGATCGGCGTTGACCTTCGGAGCCGGAGCAGTTGGCGAAGGCTTGGAAGAATTTATCGGCGACTGGATGGAATGGCAGTTGCCCCGCATTTACGGCGGCGATGTGGCTACGGCGCAGGAAACGCTTTCTGATTCTTTGTATGATTTCCTGGTGGGCGCAACGTCCGGCGCGATGGGCGGCATCGTCAGCCCTAACACATACCGCTATGATCTGGGCACCGCACAGCAGGGCGTACAGGAGCGCACGGACGTTCAGGAGGGTACACGTACCGCCCCCACGCAAACGAACGCAAAGACCCAGCAGGAGGGCGCGCAGAGGGCCATTCGGGAAGCCGCTCAGCGGCAAACAGTGAGCAATCCCGTTTCCATGGAGGAACAGGTCTTGCGGCAGCGAGAAGCCGCCGTGCAGAAAACCTTTACCGGCATTGCAGACAAGCTGGGGGACAGCGGCAGGAAGGCGTTTCAGACGGCGTATCAGGGGACGGACCGTGGGGACTACGCCGGGGAATTTCTGCGGGCGTATCACGCAGGCATGACCAACCAGAAGAACCCCAACAGCACCAGCGCGGTATCCTTTGCGGCGTATGCGGCAGGGCAGAATGACGCGGCGGCGTCTCTTGCAAGAGAGAAGCGGGCGGCACAGTTTGCCAAGACCGTCGGAACGGACAGCGGCCTTGTGTTCGATGATTATGTTTCCCGTGAAATGGACAGTGCCGTTGCCGACGAGGTGAACACCGTGTCTAAGGCATTGGGCGTGCGGACGCGGATGGTGGATCAGGTGCTGGGCGGAAGCGCAAACGGTCAGATCGCCGGCAGCGACGTTCTGATTGCAAAGGACGCGGTGGACCCTGTTTTGCAGGTGGTAGGCCACGAGTGGACCCACCGTGTACAGGAGCTGGCCCCGGAGCAGTACCGGGCGTTCCGGGACGCTGTCACCAGTATGCCGGACGTGCAGGAAGCGGCGAACATCCTGCTTGACCAGTACAACCGGGCGGGCGTTGAAACCAGCTACGAACAAGCATTGGACGAGGCTACCGCCAACTACGCCGGTGAGATGATCGCAAACAGCGACGTGCTGGACGATTTCATCCAGAAGCACAGCGCAGACCGGACGCTGCTGCAAAAGCTGCGTGACGCCATTCATGAGATCGTGGGCAAGCTGACCGGCAGAGCCAAGCGGCAGGCCCAGACGGTGGAGGGCAAGCTGCAGGCGGCATTTGAAGCGGCCAGCAAGCAGGCGGAGAGCTTGCAGAACCGGCAGACTGATGGTACAATCAGTGAGACGAGATATGCCGCAAAGGGCAAATACTGGAGACCGAACCTGACGCAAAAGGAATGGTCTCTGCTGAACAGCCACATGGAGCAGGAAATCAGCGATTCCGTCCACACGCTGGATGAATCTACGAAATGGGCCTATGCAAGCGAAAAGGGCAATCAGGTTTTTGCAATTTACGGTATCGGAGACGGTACGGAAGCCACACCGCTGTATGCGGTAGGCGGCAAAAAAGCGGCGGCGCAATATGAAGTGTTTAAGTTTTGGATGGAGGGTAGTAATGGAGAAATTGACCGAAATCGAAAAAGTCTTGATCGGATATTTGAAAACATCAAAAGCAAGAGCAGGCGTGCAGGCAACAACGTTTCTGCTGCTGAGAGAGGAACCGCAGCAGATGGAAATGTGCGAATTTCTCTCGAAGAACGAGGCGGCAACGGAACAGCAAATTTTGAATCAGGCCCGGAAAATCGCAGGGTAAGCACCAGATTTTCTCTGAAAACCCCCGTTGAGGAAACGGACAAGCTGATTGCCGTTCACAACAAGGACGAGGCCAGCATCATGGCCGCATTGAAACTGGGCGGCCTGCCCATGCCCTCCATCGCCATTGTAAAAGCCAGGGACGGGCACACCAAGTACGGCCCCATCTCCCTTGTGTTCAGCAAGGACACCATCGACCCGCAGCTATTCCGCGCCAACAAGGTGTACGGTGGCGACGCCTGGACACCGACAGCTCCGCGAGTAGATTACCCCGTGAACAGCAAAAAGGCATCCCAGGTGGAGCACGAGCTACACCGGCTTGCCGGGGATGTCTCCGTGGCCGGGGGCATCTTCGGGAACAGCGCCGCCCTGCGCTCTGTGGGCATCGACGACACCAGCACCAGGAGCACGGCAGAGCTGGCGGAGAAACTGGCCTCCACAGACACGGTGCGGGCGGCCTATCTGGCAGACCAGGGCAAGAGCCTGGAGCCGGTAAAGATGGACAAGGTGTGGGACAAGTTCGGCAACGACACCCTGCAAAAGGTGATTGACCGCCTGGGCGTGAACACGCTGGCTGAAATCGAGGCCAGCCTGGAGACCGGCGAGAGCGTGAAGGACGCTCTGGGCGAGAATGCCGAGGTCATCCGCGACATTCTCCGGGACTACTACCGGGAACAGGGCGAACCCATGCTCCGCAGAATGGCCGTCAAGAGGCATTGGACCGACGCGGAGATCAACGAAAGACGGCAGACCCGCATCGACAATTCCATGGACGGCGTTTCCATCTTTACCCTGGAAGGCATCGTTCACCACGCATGGGATATGTACCAGGACGGCGGCGCGACCAAGGGCGAAATTGACCGGATGGCTACCTCTGACGCGCTGCGTAGCGCCGTGGATGACCACGCCGTTGAGGAGTGGATTGCCGGGAAGCTGGACGGCCTGCTGGGCGAGGCGGGCATCTACAATGGCAAGGACCCCTACACCCCCTCCGGCAATCTCCGCAGTTTCTCGCAGCTCCACTATGCCTACACCCTGGAGAACATCGTCAAGGCGATGAAAGAGGGCCAGGAGGAGCGCGGCGGCAACACCTGGGGCGCAAGCGCCAAGACCCTGCAATCCGTGGCGACGCCGGAATACCGCAGCATCCAGGAGATCAAGGCGGACAGTGGGCGGCTGGGCATGGACGAGGGGGCCGAGTATGAAGCAAAGCTCCAGGCCATTGATGACCAGATCGGCAGCATCATCACGAAGATCAAGCAGGGAAACAAAGCTCATTCCGACAATTCCTTCGTCGAGAGCGACATCATCGGCAGCATCCTGATGGAAACGTCCAAGGGCAAGAGGACGGTGGACGCTATCATGCGGGCCTTCTCCAAGGAGGGGTACAAAATCAGCAGCCAGACGGCCCAGGACATCCAGGCCGTCTACCAGGCGGCGGCGAAAATGCCCACCGGCTATTTCGAGGCCAAGCCCCGGCGGGCCGTCGGCTTCGACGAAGTGCTGGCTGCCGTCATCCCCGATGACAGCAGCGAGAAACTGCGGGACGGCCTGGAGCAGGCCGGTGTGCGGATGCTGGAATACAAGACCGGAGACGACGCAGACCGCCTTGCAAAGATCAACAGCGTGGATGACGCAAAATTCTCCCTAAAGGGCACGGAGAACGCGCAGGAGATCGCGGCGCTGAAACGGGAGAACGAGAGCCTGAAAGAGCGGGTGGAGTATTGGAAGGGGCAGACCAGACGGTCTCAGGGCGTGACCACCGACCGAAAATCCGTTCAGAAGGCGGCGGATGCGCTGGTAAAGGACTACGGCGCGGAGATCAGCGGCAGCGACATTGCCGGAGATCTGCAAAGCCTGTATGACTACATTGCCAGCGGCAAGGACGGCAGGGACGAGCTGACCTATGCAGAGGCGCGGAGGCGGTCTGACGCCATTGCGGAACGAATCGCAGAAAGCGCCGTGGAAGTGGATGACCGGGCATACAAGGAATACGCCGGTCTGCGGAAGTATCTGAAAGACACGAAGCTGACGCTGACGGAAGCGGATGCCGCCGAGATCACGGACTTCAACGAGTTCCGCAAGAGCTTGTTCGGCAAGCTAAAAATCAGCAAGGGCGAACACACCAACGTTGACCAGATTTATTCCGAGCTGTCCAGCCAGTACCCGGAGTTTTTCAACGAGGCACAGGAGACCAACATCTCCGACCAGGTGCAGCGGATCGCGGACGTGGCGAACCGGCTGTATAAGGTGACGGAGTACAACCCCTTTGAAGGCTACATGGGACAGGCCGTGGCGTCTATCTCCAATGATATCATGGACCGGTTCTTTGACCTGCCTCAGACGAAAAAGACCTTTGCGGACCGGGCAGCGGAGCAGGTGCAGGAAGCCAGATTTCAGGGCAGACAGGCGGCGAATGACGCCTTTTTGGCGGGCCAGATGGCCCAGGGCAAACGGGACGCAAAGCAGCTAAGAAGCACGGCGCAGGCATTGGCAAAGGAACGGACCCGGCGTGCGGAGCAGGTGCAGGCATTGAAGGAGCGTTACCGGGAGAAGGACGTGACCCGGCGGGACAATCAGAAGCGGAGAGAGCTGCGGGCTAAGATCGTGCGCCATGCCAGCGCATTGTCCCAAAAGCTGCTGCGGCCCACGGACAACCAGCACATTCCGGAGGATATGCGCTCCGCCGTGGCAAAGGTGCTGGAAAGCATCAATCAGGAGAGCAGCCCCAATGCACGGTCCTTTACGCTGGATCCCGTGACAAAGGAACGTATTTACAAGGCAAAGGGGGAACCCACTAACCGGACAGAGGCTTTCCGCAATCTGAAAAAGAAATATCAGGAAAAAATGGCGGAGGACGGCTTTGACATGGTTGTTGATCCGGCGTTGTTTGAAGATAATGCCAGCGGGATTGACGGTGGCTTTGAGGAAGTTATCGACATGGGGGACACCCGCCTTGCGGACCTGACCACAGAGCAGCTGAAAACCATGTGGAACGTGCTGAAATCCGTGGAGCATTCCGTGACCACGGCAGGCAAGACGCTGGCGTCGGAGAAATTCGAGACCACCAAGCAGTTTGCCGATGCGCTCCGCATGGACGGCATGACCCGGCGCCGGAAACTGGGGAACAACGTGGCGATCAGTCTGGAAACGCCTTATACGTTCTTTGCCCACTTCGGCCAGACCGGAAAGGACATTTACCGGATGCTGCGGAACGCGCAGGACCATCAGGAGATCATGGCGCGGGATGTGGCGGAGAAGGTTCACCAGATTCTGGGCGACGCGAAAACCGGCATCCGTGAAAGCGCGGTGACGTCCATGAATGAGGAAGTCCACCATTTCACCACAACGGAAGGCCATGAGCTGGACCTGACCACGGCACAGGCCATGGAGCTGTATCTTCTGAGTGAACGCAAGCAGGCGGAGGACCACCTGCTGAAAGGCGGCATCGTGCAGCCGGAGATCAAGATTCCCGGCAAGACCAAAATCCCCAGAGGAACGGACGTGATCCATCTTTCCGCAGAGGATATTCAGTCCATTGTGAAGGTTTTGACCCCGGAGCAGATCAGGATTGCGGACGGTTTGCAGAAGCTGACCACCGGTATTCTTGCCAACTACGGCAACGAGGCCAGCATGAAAGCCTACGGCTATAAGAAATTCACGGAGCAGGACTACTGGCCCATTAAATCCGCAAAGGAAGCACTGCACAGCTCGCAGGAGAAGGATAGCGGGAATGTGCGCTCCATTAAGAATATCGGCATGGCGCAGGCTGTAAAACCCAACGCGGCGACGCCGTTGAGCATCCGAGGGGTGTTTGACACCTTCGCGGACCACGCATCCGATATGATCGACTACGCAGCGTGGCTGTGTCCCATGGAGGACGCGAACCGGCTGTACAACTTCCAGTTCCGGGACAGTGAAGGCAATCTCGTTCAGACCGTAAAGGGCTTCCTTGAAGAGAAGGGCGGACAGGGATCTCAGCAGTACTGGCAGAAGTTAATGGGCGACATCCAGAACGGCATCAAGACCAAGGATTTTGAACCGCTTACGGATAAATTCGCAAAAGGCATCGGGAGCTTTAAGGGCGCTGCCGTCGGTGCGAACGTGCGTGTGGTTATCCAGCAGCCGTCCGCCTTTTTCCGGGCATCCGCCGTATTGGATCCTGCTGACATGGCAAGAGGCCTGACCGGCGGCGTTACGAAGGGAAACGGCTGGGAAAAGGCTTTGACGCATTCTCCCATTGCCATGCGGAAGGACGTGGGCAGCTTTGACATTTCCTCCCCCTATACCCTGAATGACCGTTTTTACGGCAAGGAGGGGATCGCCAACAAGATCAATGACAAGGCTGGCGCTCCCGCAGGGAAAGCGGACGCCGTTACCTGGGGCGCGCTCTGGAACGCCTGCGAGTGGCAGGTGAAGCGGGAGAGACCCAATCTGCGGGCTGGCAGCGGTGAATTTTACAGCGCGGTCAATGAAGTGTTTACCAACATGATCGACCAGACGCAGGTGGTAGACGGCATTTTGCAGCGTTCCAACATCATGCGCGGCAAGAGCGACCTTGCCAAGCAGGCGACCTCGTTTATGGGCGAACCCATCATGAGCCTGAACGTGTTCATGCGGGCATGGGACAATATGCGCTATGAAGAGAACCCTGCCAAGCGGAGCAAGGCCATTAAAACCGTGGGACGTGCGGCAGCTGCTTTGCTGGTTACGGACGTAGTTAACGCACTGGCCCAGAGCATCGCAGACGCAGGGCGTGACGATGACCCGGACAAGGACTATTGGGAGAAGTTCCTGACGGCGCTGACCGGCATTACCGGCGGTGAGAAGACCACCAAGGAGCTGCTGCAGCATATTGTTTTGGAAGGAAACCTTGGGAGCAACATCAACAAGCTGGGAAGCATCCCGTTTGTGAAGGATATTCTTTCCCTGACGCAGGGGTACAGCGTATCCCGGACGGATATGCAGGTGTTTTCTGACATTGTATCTGCCTCTAAAGATTTCACCGCAAGCATGGGCGGCAGCGGCAAAAAGACCAGAGAAGAAGCGCTGGCAAATATGTTTGCAGCCTGTTCTAAACTTTTCGGCCTTCCGGTGGCCAACATCAAGCGGGACGCAATGGCGGCAGTCCGGACGGCTGTTCAAGCTACCGGCAGCGTGGCGCTGGAATATGAGTTTGAGAAATTCACATACAATATTTACAGCACCGCAAACAAAAGCCGGTACCTGAATCTGGCGTTCAAGGCGCTGGAGCAGGGCGACCTGACCACCTATGAACACATCCGCAAAGAGCTGAAAGACTTCATGGCGCTGGACAACAGCTCCGTTGACAGCAGTATGCGGAGCAAGCTGGACAAGGAACGGGAAAACGATGAGGATTTCAGGCTTCCGGACGCGGCTGCAAGTCTGATCGGCGCGAAAGACCGGTACGGCACCGGCGAGGGCGAGGACAAATTTACGGAAAATGATCTCAGCTCCGATGACTACATCGTATACAGCCGCAGGAAGTCCGAGCTTTACAGCTCCATGGAATCCGGGTTGGAGGACAGCCAGGTGTTCAGGGCCTTCACTGACGAGCAGAAGGACAAGGCCCTGTCCAGCGCGGAGACCTACGCCAAAAAGACGGCACTGCACGAGACGGACAAAACCTATGAGATCACGAACAAGTGGGTGTTGAATGCACAGGAGGCACAGAAGAAGTACGGCATTAAGCCGGAAATTTATGTGGCGCTGAAAACGCAGGTATCCGATCTGGAAAGCGTCAAGGACAGAAATGGGGAGACGATCCCCAACAGCAAGGGGCTGCTGATCATGCAAGCGGTGTACAATATGCCCGGTCTGAGCGAGAAGCAGCGGAACGCACTTTTTGAGTATCTGGGGGTAGGCAAAAGCATCCGGCATTACAACAAGGCGCTTGTAAACGAGAAAGTTCGGAAGAACGCCCGTTTGGCCGGGAAATAACGAAAGGAGATGTGAGGCGGCGGAAACGCCCACGGGATATCCCGTTCTGCAAGCTGAAACTGCGAGCATGAACAGTGAGCATAAGGCGCTGCGGGCCATGCTATCCGGCATGGCCCCCAAGCGGGCGGAGGCGTATATTCAATCCTTTGAGCTGCCGACAGACGAGGAATACTGCCTTGTTCAGATCGACGTCAGGCGGCAGTCTTACACGCAGGTTTCCGTGCAGATGAACGTATCTCCGGAGTACATCAAAAAATGCAGACGGCGGGCCTACTCCAAGATTTTGGACGGCGTTAAGCATTCATAAAAAAGCACCCAAACAAAGACCTTTATCAGGCCGTTTGTTTGGGTGCTTTTTTTGTACCATAAAGGCAGAAAAAGGAGGTGCGCTATGAATTATTTTGCGAATCCCTATCAGGGGTACGGAAGCCCCTACGGATACCCATCTGCGGCCCCGCAGGGTGCCGCAGGAGCGCCCCAGGCGTTTGGCGGACAAGTTACACGGGTCAACGGTCGGAACGGCGCTGACGCCTTCCGGATGGCCCCCAACAGCTCCATTCTGCTGATGGACGAGAATGACCCCATCGTGTGGCTCAAGCAGACGGACGGAGCAGGCTACGCCACGGTGACACCCTACACGGTGACGCCGTATCAGGCAGCGGCCCCGGTGGACGTGGCCGGACTGGAAACCCGCGTGAAAAGATTGGAGGAGATGCTGAGTGGCAAACCCGATGATGCAGATGCTCCGGGGAAGCGGAAGCAGAATGCCGAATAATCCCATCGCCATGATGGCGGAGTTCCGGAAGTTCGCGGCCAACATGACGCCACAGCGGGCGCAGCAGCAGGTTGAAAAGCTGCTGGCGGACGGAACCATGTCTCAGGATCAGTTCCAGCAGCTCCAGCAGCAGGCCAAAGACTTCATGGCATTTCTTGGTAAATAGGCCGGTGCGCAACGGCTTGTTTTAAATTTCGAAAGGAGATCAGATATGGATAACTATACTTTGAGCGATCTCGCGGCCGTCACCCGTGACAATGACGGCGCAGGCACCAGCGGCGCCTGGTGGATCATCATCCTGTTCTTGTTTGTCCTCATGAGCGGTGGCGGTGGCTTCGGCTTCGGCGCCCGTCAGGGTGAGTTCGGCCAGTACGCCACGGCGGCCAGCCAGCAGGACATCCTGTTCGGCCAGCACTTTGGCCGGATCGATGACCGCCTGACCAACATCGGCAACGGCATCTGCAATCTCGGCTACGAGATGCAGGGCAGCATCGGCGGTCTGGGCAAGGAGATGATGCAGGCGCAGAACGGCACCAACATGGCCATCATGCAGGCCGGCAACAACATCCAGGCTCAGATGGCTGAGTGCTGCTGCACCACCCAGCGGGCGCTGGACGGCATCAACGCCAACATTGACGCCAAGTTCGCGGCTCTGGAAAAGAGCCAGCTTGAGGGTCGGATCGCGCAGTTGGAGCAGGCCAACAGCCAGCTCTACATGCGTGAGCAGCTGTGCGGCGTAGTGCGGTATCCCACCGGCTACACCTACAACGCCGGCCCCTCTCCCTTCTGCGGCTGCAACAACGGCTGCGGCGGCAACATCTGAGCAGCTATTTCCGGATCGGAAATAGTTCAGGCCCTTCTGGCCGGGTTACGGGCGGGGCCGGTGCTCCGCCCATTTATTATTAGGAGGTTATTTATATGAGCTGCAAATCTTTGATTTACACCGCGATGCAGACACCGACCGCTGTTGCGGTGAATGGCATTATCCCTCTGGGAACCATCGTCCGGCGCTACGGATGCAACTGCAATCTGAACGGAAACGGGATCGCCATCAACGGGCAGGGCTACTACGATGTGGACGTGTCTGTTGAAGCCGTACCCGACGCTGCCGGAACGGTGACGGTTCAGCTTTTGAAGGACGGCATTGCCGTCCCCGGCGCAACTGCTGCCGCTACGGTGGCGGCTGTTGCTAATACCGTGACGCTGGCGTTCCCTGCGACTGTCCGGCTGGGCTGCTGCTCCACCGGTTCCGTGCTGACCTTGCTGCTGACCGGTGCGGCTTCCACCGTCAACAACGTTGCCGCACGGGTTGAGAAGATCTGAGGTGGACTATGGGCATGAACAAAGACCAGATCGCGGAATATCTGGAAAAGCTGGAACACGGCATTTCTGAGTATATGCGGATGCCAGCCAGCGAACGGTCCGCCTGCGCGATCCGCGGGATGCTGGAATGCTGGTCTGCGCTTGCCGCCATGAAAGACTGCACCCGCACGTCTGACGGCTTCACGGAGCAGGACGCGACAGAGTGGTCCACCATGTTGCGGAACGAAGACGGCACTACCGGTCCCCATTGGGGTGTTGACCAGACTACCGCTGTTGCGGAAAGTATGGGCATGACCTGGGAAAAGGTTTCCCGGCCCTGCTGGTGGATCACCATGAACATGATGTATTCCGACTATTCCGGCGTGGCTGAAAAGTACGGCGTGTCCATTGCGGAGTTTTACGCGGATATGGCAAGGGCATTTCTGATGGACAAGGACGGCCCGGGAGCAAAGAAAAAGCTGGCAGCGTATTACCACGGGATCGTGGAACATGAATAAATTGTGCCCCCGCCTACAATGGGCGGGGGCGTTCCATAGATTACATTAACCATTTGGTTAGGTGTAACTATGGAATTAAAGGAAATCGAAGTCTATCCGGCGATCTTGGTACAGCCGGATTTCTTTTAGCTTTAGTTTCCAGAACACTTTTTTGTTTTCTCTGCTAAGTTCTTTATAAATATCCTGCCATCCGGAAAAGAATGCCTCGGAAAGGTCTTTCGCGGATTTTGCGGGAGGTTTGCGGAGCAATGATTCAGCAGATTCTAACTGCGCTGTCAGATCGGCATAGCGTTTTGCGTATTCATCTTTGGCGATCAGATCGTCGAGATACAGATCGGAAAGCTTTGCTAACTTCTTTCGCAAAGATTTTGCTTTTTCCTCAATTTCTTTGCTATTCTGTTTGGGTTCGTCTTTGGTATTTGCAAAAATTTCAATCTTTGCGTCAATCGTTTCCAGTAAATACTGTTCAATCGTGGCTTCCATAATATTTGCATGATTGGGACAGCCCTTATACTGATAGGCGCCGTCGCAGCTGTACACATAGGATTCGCCGTTTACGAGCTTGCGCGGCCTGCCGCCGATCCTTCGCCCGCAGTCTCCGCATACAAGCAGCCCGGAAAAGATATACGTTCGGTTCTGGGCCACCTTCCGTTGAAGCCGCCTGCGCAGCGTCTGGACGCGATCAAACTCTTCTGCGGTTAAATATGGCGGGATCGACAGACCGTGCCATTCTCCGACATAGCCGCGATTGTCCAGCATTTTGCTTGCGGTTCGGTATTGCAGTTTCAAATTGGGGACTGCGGAGATCGCATTGTGGATGGAGCCTGTTTCCAGGAACACACTGAAAAACGTTTTGACGTCCGGCTCCGCTTCACGGTCGATCACCGCGAATTTCCCGTCGATCTTATATCCCTTCGGCAGATGGCCGGTGCAGACTTCGTTACGGGATTTCTTCGCGTCCAGCACCTTTTTGATCCGCTCTCCGGTCCGGTCTGCTTCGTCCTGGGCTACGGCCAGCATGATATTGATCTTTAACCGGCCTGCGGCGGAGGAGGTGTCATAGTCCTCGTAAATGGTTTTCCAGCACACATTGTGGGCTTCAAGGATCTCCTGCACCTTATAATATTCGCCGATATTGCGGAACCACCGGTCCAGCTTTGTGACCAGAATAATGTCAATTTCGTCCCGTTGGACTGCAGCCAACAGCTCCATCATGGCGGGGCGCTTTTCTATTTTCTTCCGGGCTGAAAAACCGGCATCCGGGTAAATGCCGACAACTATCATCCCGTTTGCTTTGGCGTATTCTTCCAGATCGTTTTGCTGATCGTGGATGGAAAGGCCAAACTTCGCCTGCTCTTCCGTACTGACGCGCGGATAAAGCGCTGCGCGTAAAACATTCAATATTGTCCCCTCCAAAAGCCGATATTCAAAGCGTGCATATCCATAAATACGCACCAGCACAGCAGCAGGACGATTGCTATGCCCATAACCAGAATCACGCAGTTCCGAATCCGCAGGCCCTTTTCCATGACGTGAATGGTATGGTTTTGCACGTCAATGGTCTGCCGCTTATTTTCAAGGCGGTGTTTCAGCCCGTCCTTTTCCGCCTGCAAGGTTTCTTCCGTGGCGGTACAGTGATCGCCAATACCAAAAAATGCGTCCAAAGACACCCCCAGCGCCGCACAGATACCAGCTGTGGTATAAAGGGCCGGGGATTTGGACGCATGGGCGAAGAAATTATTAACGGTGGAGAGGGGGACGCCGGAAGCATCGGCAATGTCCTGAGCCGTCATGTTGAGGGCGGCTCTTTTTTCGCGGCATAAGTCCTGGATCGTCAAAAAAATCGGCCTCCTGTATTAAGTTTGTAAGATATGGGCAGCGATAGTACACAATTTCGTTCGATAGCATACTGCCCGTTTCCCACATTTGGTCATTGCGCTGCCCAACCTGTTTCTGCTACGCTTACATCACGGCAAGCCGATGCCCCCGGCTTGCTGCCCCCGGCTCCGCCGCTTGTTGCAGAGGCGGCGGGGCGGGGGACCTCTAACTATTTATCCTCCGCTTCCATTCTTCGCTTTTCCATTATGGTGCGATAATCGTCTGGCATAGGCACCCTCATAAACTGTTATTTTGGAATTTTCCCTGACTTTATGATAGGTAACCATTGATCACTTCTGTTGCCGAGGTATTCCGGCATTCCAAATTCTGATGCAGCTTTTGATGTTGCATATATGACTTTATAGAGATCAAGGCCAAAGTCGGAAAGGGTGCCGCTATAATCGGCTGTCACACAATATTGACGGGGGCTGCCCCAATCGCAGTATGCATCGGCATGGCGGGTCAGGAAGTCAAGAAACTCGCTGTAGCAAATCCAATGATTTTCTTCGTAATAGAGGTTTTCCTTCTTATTTGCAGACCATGAATCTACTTTGAAATACCGCTCCAGCATTTCTCGGCGGTATGCGTCTGCGATAATCTCGCAATGCGTACTGGCGTTTTCCCCCATCTTAAGATCGGGCGGCAACGCAGAGTTGACCCATGGCTTCATCTCGTACCCTCTGGCTACGCTGAGGCAGCCCTCTATATAGTATTTCAGGCTGTCGTAGTTCTGATATGAAGTAAGTTTATCATGCCAGAAAATGAGAACATACGCTTCAAGGCCAGCAATTCCCGCAGCGAGTGCCGATAGAAAGCCCATGGGCAATGCACCCTCTCTCAATGCAACATATTTTCAAAATTGCCATTGCAATCACAAAGCAGAAGTACTATACTCAAAACATGAATCGAACGAATGTACGAACGAAAGGAGCGCGGAACATGGACGACGCAGCAATCGAACGGCTGGTGACGTTATGGAAGCACCTGCCACCGGAGGAACAGCTTACATATCTGAATCAGTTGGAACGTGCAGCTGCTGCGCTTTCTGTTCCAGATACGCAATCTCGCGTTCCAGAAAATCAGGAGGAAGCTTTGCAGCAGCAGCTCTGAACCTCCGCTCCAAATCGCTCTCGGCCTGCGGGCCGGGGGCGTTTTCTTTTTCCCCGGTCAGGACCCGCTCCACCGATACGCCGAAGTAATCGGCGATTTTTTTTGCGGTTTCGGCATGAACGGTTTTCTTCCGCCCCATTTTTAAATCGGTAATCAGCCCCTTGCTGATCTGAGTTTCAACGCACATTTTCCCAGGCTTGATTCCTCGATCATCGCAAAGGGATTTGATATTTTCGTATAAAGTGGACAAAATCCCACCCCCATTTTGTGCATGACCACAAAAGTACTCGACTGGGTGAAATTCTGCTTGTAAAGTACCCTAACAAGTGCTAAGATACAAGCATGGACATACCCCTTCAAGTACTTATTCTGTTTGGTGGTACTTTCATTATAAGTACTTTCTGGGGAACTGTCAAGGACTTTTGCGAAAGGAGGACGGGATGGACGAACGAATTGAGTGGGGACCTCGCAAGCGGTACGCATACGAGGCGGCCAAGCAGACAGGGCTTTGCGGAGACAACGCAGCGGACGCCGCACGGTTTCAGCTTTTCTGGCAGGTGTATCTGGATACGTCCAGTGACTTTGAAGCCGCGCAGCAGATTTACACACTGTCACTGCTTGATGATGAGCGTGAGAAGCGAGCTGATGACTGCGCTTACTATCGAAAGAACAATCGTAATAATGCGATCCTTCTTACGCTCTGCTTTCTCATTGGCGCGGCGGGCGGCATCATCGCGCGCCTGCTGTAAGGCTTCGGTTCCCTTTGGGGTGAGCTTATAGCAGCCAGAGGATGCGGACAGAAGCCCGGAGCCTGACAGGTACATCAGCAGATGGCGGGACAGCGTTAAATCGTAAGTTTTCTGCAGGGCGGACAGGATATCTGTTTCTGCGGAGCGCGGGTGCGCGGCGATGTATTCCAGTATGGTATGGGCGTGATCGGAAACTGTGGGCATAATAACCCCCCTTTTCCGACAGGATACCGCAAAAGTTCCAAAAAGTAAACGAGAAAGGAGACAGAAAGCGTGTTTTACGAGCACATGAAGGCAGTATGCAAGAAAAAGCACACCAGCCCGTCGGCGGTGTGTCTGGCGCTGGGGATGAGCAAGAGCAACGTGACCAACTGGAAGAACGGCGGATGGCCCCGGTTGGACGTGGTGATGGAAATGGCGAAGGTGCTGAACGTTCCTCCGGCACGGCTGATCCCGAAGGAGGACAAATGAGTGCAAAGAAATGCCCCGTCCGGTGTTGCAGACCGGGCGGAGCGTAAGCAGAACAAAGGGAGTTGTTCTTGTGCTGAGTATAGCACAGGAACCGCCGAATTGCAAATCATAATTTTTGCCGAATGTGGGAATTTATTTCCAGTACGAAATGGAGGTAAAAAACATGACATTTGAAGAAGTGGCTTTGATGCTTTGGGCGCGGCAAAACCATTTGGAGATCGTTTCTGTGCGGTTTGTGCCGAAGGAAGAGGGTAAGCAGGAGGAGCAGAAGAAATGAGCTGGAACCTGTTTTTTATGATCCTGGGCGTGGCCTATGCGGCCACTTGGGTATTCAAGGTTGTAGATTTCATCGAAGGAGGGAATCCGCATGAGAAAGCATGAACGGCGCACCAGAGAGCAGCGGAAGGCGGACGCCTCCGCATGGATTGGCTTTATGAGTTTTCTGGCCCTGCTGCTGATCACCATTGCGTATATGGTGGTGAGCGCGCGATGAACAGAAAGAACCGGCATGAGCGCAATCCGCTAAGTCTCTGCCCGGTGTGCGGGATGGACAGCGGTGAGCGGGTGCAGTCCACGGACGCACCGTTTAAGCACTATGTACGGTGTTCCACCTGCGGCGCTATCACAGCGGGTTACGCCCAGCAATCCAACGCCACGAAGGCGTGGAAGAGAGGGGATGCGTGGAAATGAAGATCTATCCGGTGTGCGCGAGATGTTCCATCGTCATGAACCCCAATGCGTTTGACGATGTGGCTCCGGGGTTTTTGATCAACGGCGAGTGCTACTGCCCGGAGTGCGCGAAGGATTGGCTCAAGGATGAGGTTGACAGCGATCCGGAAGCCGTGGCACGGGCCATGGGGATCGCGATCATCGACATCCCGGAGGATTGATATGACGCAGTGCGAAAAGATTCTGGCTTATTTGGATAAGCACGGGAGCATTACCACGATGGAGGGTATGAGCAAACTGCGCATCGCCAACTTTACAGCGCGGATTTCCGACCTGCGGAAGGCTGGCGTTGAGCTGACGAAGGAAACGGTCATCAAGAAGAACAAAGACGGCGAGACAATCGCCTATGGAGTTTACAGGAGGGCAAATGGGCAATAGCTGTTTATTCTACACACGGGCGACCGTGGATATCAATTTCCCGGAGGGGCATGTGTGCTGCGCGCTGTGTCCCATGCTGGAAACCTATTCCCGGCTCCAATGCCGGAGGACGGGCGAGTACCTGCTTGATTCAAAAGGTCGCGGGATGTATTGCCCGCTGAATTTGGAGGATGAACATGGAGAATCTGGGGATTTATGAGCGGGTTCGGCAGGTGCCGGAGGCCGCCAAGCGGTCCATTCAGGCGGGGCGGTTGAAGGGTAAGACCGATATTAACCCCATGTGGCGCATCAAGGCGCTGACGGAGCAGTTCGGCCCATGCGGAATCGGCTGGAAGTATGTTATCACGGATAAACGGTTGGAGCAGGGGGCCAACAACGAGGTTGCCGCATTTCTGGACATCGACCTGTTTGTCAAGGTAGACGGGGCGTGGTCGGAAGCTATCCCCGGCACCGGCGGCAGCGCCTTTGTAGCAAGCGAGCGGAACGGGCTGTATACCTCGGACGAATGCTTTAAGATGGCCCTCACGGACGCAATTTCCGTGGCCTGCAAGGCGCTGGGCTTTGGCGCGGATGTGTACTGGGATAAGGACAGCACCAAGTATGACCGTGGCGCAGAACCCCAGCAGCGTCCCCAGAAAGCGGCCATTCCGCCCCAGCAGAAGCCTGGATACAGACTTCCCCCGCAGGGCGATGCCACCGTTATCTGTGAGTGCTGCGGCGGTCAGGTGATGGATTACTTTGACGGCAGGGCAACGGTGAAGGCGGCGCGTCTGGCGGCGAGAGCGAAGGAACTGTACGGCCATGCGCTGTGCGAGAAGTGCGTAGCCGAGGCCAAGGAGGCCAACGATGCAGCGGGTTAATGCCACATCGTTCCGCTGGACGATGGATGCCGCCGGTGACTGGCTGTGCATCCAGACCAACAAGGCGCGACAGGTGCTTGACACGCTGAAAGATGGCAAAGCCTATGACGTGGAGATCAAGGAACACCGGGAGAAGCGGAGCCTCGATTCCAACGCCTACGCATGGCTGTTGATTGACCGGCTGGCTGAAAAACTGCGGATTCCCAAAACGGAAATCTACCGACGGTATATCCGGGAGATCGGCGGGAACAACGAAACGGTGTGCGTGACAGCGGAAGCAGCGGACAAGCTGCAGAGCGGTTGGGAGCATAACGGGCTTGGCTGGCAGACAGACACCATGCCCAGCAAGCTCCCCGGCTGCGTCAGGGTGGTTTTGTACTACGGTTCCAGCACCTACGATACCGCGCAAATGTCACGGTTGATCGACCTGATCGTACAAGATTGCAGGGAGCAAGGTATTGAGACCCTGCCTCCGGACAAGCTGGCGGGGATGATGGAGGAATGGGGATGCACAAAATGACAAAGGCGACGTCCATTCCGCAATCCGTGAAGGTTGTTGTATGGGCACGGGACAATCACCAGTGCGTGATCTGCGGGTCTCCCGCAGGCGCGCCTGTGGCCCATGTGGTACGGCGTTCGCAGGGCGGCAGAGGGATCGAGCAGAACATCGCAACCCTCTGCCCCCGCTGCCACCGCCTGTTTGACGAGGGGCCATTAAGAGACCGAGAGCGCATCTATGTGCGGCTGGTGGCGTATATGAAAGCATTTTACCCGGATTGGAACCGGGAGGACATGATTTACAGAAAGGGAGCTATTTCATGCTGAACAGAATTATTGTGATGGGCCGGATGACCCGTGACCCTGAATTGCGCCGCACCAACAGCGGCACGGCGGTGGCATCCTTCACCGTGGCGGTGGACCGGGATTTTAAGTCCCAATCCGGCGAGAAGGAAACGGATTTCATCGACGTGGTGGCATGGCGCAACACCGCAGAATTTGTGAGCAAGTATTTCTCTAAGGGCCGCATGGCCGTAGTGGAGGGCCGCCTGCAGATCCGTGACTGGACGGACAAGGACGGCAACAAGCGCCGCAGTGCCGAGATCGTGGCCGACAGCGTGTACTTTGGCGATTCCAAGCGGGACGGCGGGGATACGGCGCAGAGCGAACCGCAGGGCGGTTTCAGCGAGATCGAGGATGATGGGGATCTTCCGTTTTAAGCAACAACGTTGCCGCGTGTACCATTATGGCTATGACGGACGGATGCAAGGCAAGCCGCAGCACGATAGCAGGTGAACAAAGAAGAAAGTCTCCCCCCACACCCCCCTCTAAGAAGAAATATTCTCTCTCTCAGAGAAATAATAAATATATATATTATCTTAGCGAGAGAGAGTATTACTACGTAAGACTATCAGGAGAAGTACATGGACAAGCAAGATATCACAAAGCTGTTTGCGTTGCTCGGAACGATTTACCCAAGCGCAAAAAACCAGACAGGCTCTGTTGCTGTGGCGGCATGGCAGATGATCTTGGAGCCGTGGGCCTATGAGGACGCGAAGCGAGCCGTTATTTTGCGGGCGCGGGAAAACCCTTTTTACCCAAACCCATCGGAGCTGGTTCTCTACCTGCCCAAACCGGAAACACTCGAAGCGAAGGAGGCCCCCATGCCGGAGCCGTCCGACGCCTATCTGGAAAAATTCTACGCCAAGGCAGGCGAACAGCACGAGCGCTGGCATGAGGCCGGTATCCCCACCCCCTCCGAAGCGAAGAAGCAAGGGATGACCTACGCCGAATGGTGCGCTCTGGCAGATATGCGAGGTGTTTAATGGCAAGTAATTTTCGGCTGGACGAGCTGATCCGCCGCTATCCCCCACGGGAGAAGAAGCATAAGAAAGCCTCCAAGGTTGAGTACCAGTCCACGCAGCTTTGCTGGACATGCGCCAACGCCTGCGGCGGCTGTGAGTGGTCCGACCATCTGGAGCCGGTCCCCGGCTGGGACGCCACCCCAACAAGCCGGGTGCTGAAGGTCGGCGGCAAGGGCAAGGGCGGCACACGGGTAGCATCCTCGTTCGTGATCCACTACTGCCCCAAATTCAGGAGGGGATGATTGAAAAATGTTTGAAAATAAGCGCTTGAAAGCAGAAATAGTCCGGCTGAGTTATCGCGTGGCAGAGCTGGAAGAACGGCTTTGCCCATGCGAGCAGCATGACTGGAAACGCACTGGAATTGATTACAGCTACGATGAAGCAGGCTGCTGCTACTGCGATGCCATGTATAACTACAAGTGCGCAAGGTGCGGTAAAAAAATGCGATCCTTCCAGCCGTACCTGGAATTGGATGGTGATCTGGGAAATGATGCGGATCGTGGTTGATATTTACGGCGAGGACGCACAGGGAACGAAGGAGGCGGTAGCCATGCTGCTGGAGCCTCTGGGCCGCGTCCGGGTGGTCAGCATTATCATTGACGGAAAGGAAGAAAAGCGATGAAGGTTACATTCACAGTCCCCGGCATTCCGGTGGGCAAGGGCCGTCCCCGGTTCACGAAGGACGGCCACGCACATACCCCGCAGAAAACGCGGAACTACGAGAACAAGGTAGTCCTGTGCTGGCAGTGCCAGAGCGGGAAAGGCTTTGCGGCTGGTGTGCCGCTCAGGGCCACCATCACGGCGTTCTTTACGGTGCCAAAAAGCACGTCAAAGAAAAAGGCCGCTGCAATGGACGGCACGCCCCACATTAAGCGCCCTGACGCCGACAATGTGGCGAAAGCCATTCTGGACGCGCTGAACGGCCACGCTTACAACGATGATAGCGCAATCGCAGTTTTGACGGTGTGGAAGTACCAGACAACCGGAGCCTCCCACGTGGAGGTCACCATTGAGGAGGAAAAGTAATGGATGCTGTGGAGTATTTGAAAACATTGGACAGAATGTGCAACGCTGAGTGCCGTAAATGTGAGTTTAGGGAAGTCCATCGCGTTAATGGAGGTTGCAGTACCTGGCAAAAAAACCACCCGGAGGAGGCCGTTGCCATTGTCGAAAAGTGGGCTGCCGAGCACCCTATCAAAACCCGCCAGAGCGAGTTCTTAAAGATGTTTCCGGGAGCAGATGTTGGCGAAACGGATAGTTGTCTAACTTTGTGCCCTTGCAATATTTACGGAAAGATGCGGAAAGAGTGCGGTACACCTAAATGCTCTGAGTGTAGAAAGGCATTCTGGCTCGCGGAGGATGAGGAAGGAGAGCTACCATTTTGAGAGATCAAGAACTCGTAAATGCCTTGAGATGCGTTTCAACAGCAGTCGGGCCAATGGGCGACTGCAAGAAATGCCCGTTTTACAAGACTGAGCCGGTCCCAGAAAATCTGGCGGGAAAAGTCAATTTGACGGAGTGGCCCTCCTGCGATGTTGACGCGGTGGGGCTTGCCGCAGCCGACCGGATTGAAGCGCAGGCAAAAGAGATCGAGAAGCTGCGGGGGCAGAACGAGCAACTGCGGGAAGCGGCTGCGCTGGTGACCGCGGAAGCCGCCGACTGGATTGACCTCGCCGGTTACGCTGCCTGCGGCGGGGAATTGGAGGGCTGATTATGAGAGATACAAACCTCGTAAATGCGCTGCGTGAACACGCAGATTGGTGGGAAAATGGGGACATGATGAATCCGCTGGGAGGGCTGGAGAAAGACCTGGCGGAAGCCGCTGACCGGATCGAAGCACAGACGAAAGAAATTGACGCACTGCGAAACGAACTGTGCCTGAAATGCGGAAACTACACGCTGGCCCATGAGGGGGCCTGCAACGGCTGCAGGTGGAGGAGGTAGAATTATGAAAACTGATCACATCGTAGAGGCGCTGACAGGTGACAGCGGATGGAAAGACATGATCCCGCAGGTGGACAGCTCGGACTTCCCTACGCAGTGGGTGCCGTCAGCGTATGAGTGCAGCATCATTGATGCGCAGGCGAAAGAAATTGAGAAACTGCGGGGGCAGAATAGACAACTGATGCTTGAACGCAACTATGTTATTTCGATAATTGCGGATGTCAGAAAAGCCGGAAAGACGTGGATGTGCCAGTATTGCGCTCATTGCAAGGGCATCGTAAGCGGCATGGCTGACTGCGATTCCAAGAAGCTGTGTGTTATGCCATATAGTCAGTTTGAGCTAAAAAGACCGGAGCCGCCGGAGGTGAAATGATGGATGCTGTAAAGTTTTTGAAAACGTTGCGCAGAATGTGCAACGCTAAGTGCCGTAAATGTGAGTTTGGGGAAGTCTATCGCGTTAATGGAGGTTGCAGTACCTGGCAAAAAAACCACCCGGAGGAGGCCGTTGCCATTGTCGAAAAGTGGGCTGCCGAGCACCCCGCCAAAACCCGCCAGAGCGAGTTCTTGAAGTATTACCCCGACGCACAAATTGATTCTGGCTGTCTTAATGCCTGCCCAATGGATATATTTGGCGATATGGGTATCAACTGCAACAAGCAAACTTGCTATGAGTGCAAAAAGGAGTTCTGGCTTACGGAGGTGGAAAATGCTGAAGCCAAGTGATCTGACGAAGGCGGAACTGCTGCAAGTGGTAGAAATGCTGGCCATGAAGACAGGCCCGTATTATTTGGATCGTGCGCTGGGACGAATTAGGCTCCAGCGCAACGACGCCCACCACGAAAGGTGTGTGAAGCTGATTGACGAAGAACGAAAGCACTATGCAGCCTATTTTGACCTCCTTCACCCATACGATGGCAAGCCCATTAAGGATATCCCGCAGGATGTTATGAATCGGGCACTGTCGGAGCTGGACAAGGCGCAGGCGGCTGGACGAGAGTGGAGCAGGGAATGGAATCAAACTGAAAGGGAGGGAATGTGATGGAAAATGTTAATTGCCTGCGTTGCCGCTTTAGGCATGAGGATAACGGGAACTGTACTGCGGTCGGCGGGTTCTGCACAGCGGTTGTGGCTGCACACTGCCCGTTACTGCGTCAGTATTTAGACACGGGCATGACACCAGAAGCGTTTCAATCTTTTGTGGTGTTTTTTCAGGATTTAATTGGAAACCAAAAAGCCAGTGAGGCACTGGACAGGTTCCGCCAGCTGGCCAAAGCAGACAAGGACGGTCGGCTGGCTGTGCTGCCGTGCAAGGACTGGCTCGAGGTTGTCTTTGGGGATCAAGTTTTATTCTGGGGAATTGACAAAGACTATGTAGAGCAACCGATCAGGGAAATTTCCTTGGATGACGCAGACCGCATCGGATGGTATGACGGCTATAAAACCGTATTCCTGAAGGGGACAGACGAAAACGGCGAAGCATGGGAGTTTTATCCAGAGGAAATCGGCAAGACTGTGTTTCTCACCCGCGAGGCAGCGGAGAAAGCATTGGAGGCGATGAAGGATGGCAACGGTTAAGTGTGCGTTTGGCAAGAGAGGGCGCCCGTCCCACGAATGGAACGACGGCGAGAAAGACCGCATCTACTGCCTTGGATGGGTTGACCCCATGACGGATGCCCCATTGCCGGAGTGCGTAACTTGCCCTGATTTCGTGGACAAGGCACAGGATGACTTAGAGGCGTTTTATGGGAGGGAGGAAAGAACATGACGAAGCGTTTTTGTGATCTCTGCGGAAAAGAAATACACAATCTTCAGGAAACTTATAGGGTCTGCGTGGAGAGCAACGCAAGCATCTACGCAAGCAACCCGGACATAGTGGACGTCATAGTGGATGTGGGGGAAATATGTCCTGCCTGCGCAAAGCGTATCCACCAGACGGTGCAAGAGCTGAAACTGGAGGTCTACAATGGCTGAATACATTGAGAGGGAAGCGACAATTAAGCGCATCAAAGAAGTTTATTGCGCTGGCTGCAACAGTTACAACGGAGTAAGATGCCGTGCGTGTGGAACAGGTGACGCAATCGACATGATTGAGGATGCCCCTGCCGCCGACGTGGCCCCAATCGAAGCGCTGGAACGCCTGCGGGACGAGCTGTGCGCGCAGGACCTAATCACCATGGAGGGGCTGAGAAGGCTGAACACGTTGATTGGGAAATACACAACGGTGCATGACGGAGGGCAATGCGAATGATAGATAACGTGATGGTGAATATTGGCGCGGCCTTTATGATTGTCGGCGGTGTTGCGCTGGTGGCGATTGTTCTTAGCTTGGTAATCTATGCCGCCGGTTGGGCTTGGGTAGCTGCAAGTGATAAGTGGAGGGATATCCTCCGAGCAGAAAGCCTGATCTATGAATACCGCATGAATAGAGATGCCTATATCAAGTGGCGGAGAAATGCGAATAAGACTGTAGATAGTTCTACGTCGGTGACGCGGTGCAAGGACTGTAAGCATAAAGGGTGGGTACAGGAGCCGTGCCACGGTAAGAGCGTTGATTATTGCAAAGTCTGGGACTGCACTTTACGGAATCTGGAATCGACGTTTTGTAGCTACGGCGAGAGAAAGGACGGCGGGGATGGCTAAACAATCCGCTTACTTGCAGCGGCGGGATGAGCAGTTGGATGCGGTCTTTTGGGCCGGTGCTGCGATGGCAGCGCAGTTTGCCGTGGACACTTTGCAGATGACCATGCACCAGCAGGAAGGCTGGGGTTATGATCGCATCATGCGCGTCACGCATGAGTGGATGGAGACCCAGCGGGAATACAGACCTGCCTTAAACTGCAAGGACCCGGAGGCAGACGTCCGGCAGGTGCACATGGATCGGGTGCTGAAAGAGATCATCCGGGATAAGGCGGAGCTGATCCCATTCTCGGACAGATACAAGGATTTGAAAAAGATCCGTTATGGGAGGTAACTATGCAGAAGGAAGATATATCACTCCTGCGCATCTATGCGAAGAATGATATGAATTGTGTGAAAACCGCAAAGGAGATGGACATCCATCATAACAGTGTGATCTATCGGCTGGGCAAGATCAAGACGGAAACCGGGCTGGATGCGCGGAAGTTCTGGGACTTGGTGAAGCTGCTGGAAATGGAGGAATCATGAAACTTGGACAGGTGGTTCGGGCTATGTGAGGTGGTTATGTGAGTACATTCCCGGAACGGCTGCAGCGGCTCCGAGAAAGCAGACACCCGGTTGTCAGCCGGTATGTGGCATCTGAACTGATGGGGCTGAGCCGGGACGCATTGAGACGGTATGAGCGAGGCACACGGGAACCGGGGCTGTCGGAGCTGAAACTGATTGCTGCGTATTACAACGTCAGCCTTGACCAGCTTTGCTGGGATGAGGGCGAGCGAAACTCTTAATTGTACAGAAAATAAATATTTCAAATTCCTCCATTTGGAGGAATGTTGACGAACAGATGTGCGAGAATGAGGGTGCGGGGTTATATCCGTATCCTCATTCTTTCCATCCTTTCTTTCCTCCTGACCCCGGCGGATGCCGGGGGTATGCAGACGTAGCTCAGTCGGTAGAGCACCGCGCCAGGAGGTATGCGCTGGTTCAAGCCCAGCCGTCTGCACAAGATGTATGCTACCGCATTGCGGCACCGTGGAAGGGTAAGACCGCTACAAGGGGCTTGCCTGTGCGCTGTATGAAAGCGGCAGGCCGAAGAATTTATTATTTGGCTGGCTCCGGCTATGAATGAAGAAACGGATGCGACCGACATACCGGCGCAGGGCTGAAAAGTTCCGTGGTTAGCGCGTACAGAACCATGCAGAGCGAACTCTGAGGCGTGTTCATCGAAAGGTATGCGGAAGTGGTGAGGTAACGGCTGCCCTTGGGCAAGGCCGTTGTGTAGGGTAGTATGCTTGCCTGGTTCTGTACGGCTAATTGCGTAAGCAACTCAAATGGAAAGAATAACGCCCAATGTGGGCGGCGTTGTAGCCCCTCGGGGTGGGTAAAGTCTGCTATGCAAGGCCAAGGGGTGGGGGCTGGTAGCAAAACAGGAGGATGGCGTGGACGATATTACAAAGCAGCCATACGCCAAATGGCTTGAAGAAAGCATAGCAACTATCGCAGGGATTGACCCTTGCTGTATTTGCTTTGCAGCGACAAAAGCAGACGGCACGGTGTTCACCGGCTATTATAATGCAGACGCGACGGACAAGGCCGTTTTTGCGCACAATATCCAGTCCGACATCGTGATGGATATCATCAAGGCGAATGCTGACACAATCAACGGGATTTTGGAGGATGGCAAATGATTCTTTGCGGTAAAGACTGCACACCATGCTGTGACTTCTGCACCCACGTCAAACACGGCACAGTAGTAGTTGACGGTAAGCGTGTAACTACTGGGCCTGTTGGATGCAAACTGCACAAGGACAAAGAGCATCAGGACATTGCCGTGACTTGCGGGTATTGTAATGACTTTCATTGTTTTTTGAGCCTGGCGCCTGTGGACAGCGAGATAAAAAAAGAATGAGGTGGTGACAATGGCTGCGAGACTGACAGACCGGCAGAAAAAGAAAATACTGGCGGACTATCTGGAAACGCAGTCAGTGAATGCTGCCGCAAAGAAGAACAAGGTTTCGTGGGACGCCGCGAACAAAGTCCTGAAAGAAGCGGGAGAAGTCGAGAAAAAACTGGAACAGAAAAAAGATCAGAACACAGCGGACATTCTCGCGTACATGGAAAGCCAGCGGGACATCGTATGCCAGATCATCGGCAAAGGGCTGGCGGTGCTGAATGACCCTGAGAAGCTGGCAGAGGCGACGCCAAGCCAGATCACAACGGCGATAGGGACCCTGATTGACAAATGGACGCAGGTACAGGGCAAGGGCGTGGATGAAGCGGATACCGGTGTGGTGCAGATGCCGTCGGTGCTGCCGGAGGAAAAGCTGTGAATGTTGTCTGGACCCCGCAACCGAGACAGGCCATTTTTATGAGCCGCCCGGAATGGGAGGCGCTGTATGGCGGCGCTGCCGGAGGCGGGAAGAGCGACGCACTGGTGATCGAGGCCCTGCGGCAGGTCGATATCCCATGGTACAAGGGATTGATTCTGCGAAAGACCTATCCGCAGCTGGCGGAGCTGATTGACAAGACGCTTTCCTATTATCCGCGCGTATACCCGAAAGCCAGATACAACGGCAGCAGCCACACATGGACGTTCCCCAGCGGGGCGAAAGTCATTTTCGGCTCCATGCAGTACACCAAAGACCGCGTGAAATATCAGGGGCAGGCGTATGACTTTATCGCGTTTGACGAGTTGACCCATTTCACCTGGGAGGAATACAGCTACATGTTTTCCCGGAACCGGCCCAACGGACCGGGAACGCGGGTCTACATGCGGGCCACGGCGAACCCCGGCGGCATCGGCCACGGATGGGTAAAAGACCGTTTTATCACGGCGGCTCCACCCATGCAGACTATCTGGCAGGATGTTTCCTGGATGGGGGCTGACGGTAAAAAGCAGGAGGGCAGGCGCAGCCGGATCTTTATTCCGGCAAAGGTGACAGACAATGCCGCGCTTCTGCGGAATGACCCCAATTACATTTTGAATCTTGCGTCACTGCCGGAGGCGGAGCGGGCAGCACTGCTGGACGGCAACTGGGATAGCTTCTCCGGCCAGGTGTTCCGCGAATGGATCAATGACCGGGAGCATTACAGAGACCATATCAAGACCCATGTCATTGAACCATTTCGCATTCCGGAAAACTGGAATGTGTGGCGGGCGATGGACTGGGGCTATACGCGGCCCTTCTCCGTGGGCTGGTACGCCGTGGATCAGGACCGGCGGCTTTACCGCATCCGGGAGCTGTACGGCTGCACGGGAACGCCCAATGAGGGCGTGAAGTGGACACCGGACCATGTGGCGGATGAGATACGCCGCATTGAGCGGGAGGACCCCAATTTGCAGGGGCGGACGGTTCGGGGCGTGGCAGATCCGGCCATCTTCGGCAACAGCGGCACGGAGAGCGTGGCGGCGGTGATGGAGCGCAAGGGCGTGTTTTGGGAGCCGGGGCAGCATGACCGGCTGAACGGCAAGATGCAGATCCACAACCGGCTGGCCTTTGATGGACAGGGTATCCCCATGCTGTATGTATTCGACACCTGTAAGCATTTCATCCGGACGGTGCCGAATCTGGTATACAGCGAGACGGATGTTGAGGACGTGGATACCGACGGCGAGGACCATATTTATGACGAGTGCCGGTATATGTGCATGGAATACCCGGTGGCGCAGACCATCCGCATCCCGGCGGCGGTGAAGCCGTACAGCCCTCTGGATGCGGACGAGCCGGAGGACCGGGATTACGCATGGTTCCGGAAATACTGATGGAGGACGTATGGACAGACAGGACTTATTCAATAAGGCAATGGGCATGGGGCTGGGAAGTCTCATGCCTCAGCTACAGCCGCAGCCCGCAGGGCAGATGGCCACCGGGGATGCAATCAAGGTGGATGACATCCGCAAGGCGGCGGAGACGGTGCGGAAGTACAAGGACGGCAAGAGCCTGCTGGAAAACCGCTTGAAAGAGGATGAGCTGTGGTATCGGGTGCGGCACTGGGAAGCGGTGCGGAAGAAGTTCAACCCGGATGTGCCGGAGCCGTCCTCCGCATGGCTGTTCAACGCTATCACCAACAAACACGCCGACGCTATGGACAACTATCCGGAGCCGAACGTGCTTCCGAGAGAGGCGGGAGACCAGCAGGAAGCAAAGAAGCTGTCCTCCATTCTCCCCTGCGTCATGGAGGTGGCGGAGTTTGAGGAAGTGTATGCAGATGCCTGGTGGGGCAAGCTGAAGCACGGCACCGGCGCGTATTTCGTTGGGTGGGACCCGGAGAAAGAAAATGGGCTGGGCGACATTGATATTCACGATCTTGACCTGCTGGACGTTTACTGGGAACCGGGTGTCAAGGACATTCAGCAGAGCCGGAACCTGTTTATTGCAGGCGTGGCGGAGACGGCGGATCTGGAAGCGCGGTTTCCGCAGTATAAGGGCAAGCTGGAGACGGCCACGCCTGATGACTACGCCTACTCTTACGATCCCAACGTGGACTGGACGGGGAAGTGTCTGGTGTGGGACTGGTATTACAAGAAAAAGGACCTGACCGGGAAGACGCTGCTGCATTACTGCAAGTTCTCTGGGGACTGCATCCTGTATGCCAGTGAGAATGATGCCAACTATTCCGAACGCGGCTATTATGACCACGGTCTGTATCCGGTGGTATTCGACACCATGTTCCCGGAAGCGGGGACGCCGTACGGCTTCGGCATGATCGCCATCTGCAAGAACCCGCAGCTTTACATCGACAAGCTGGGCCAGAATATTCTGGAGCGCAGTCTGCTGGGAACCAAGACCCGGTATCTGGCATCCGAACAGGCAGGCATCAATGAGGATGAGCTGAAAGACGCAAACTGCGCCATCGTGCACAGCGAGCTGCCGAGACTGGACAGCGAGCATTTGCAGCCCATCGTGCCGCCCTCTCTGGAAGGGAACTACATCGACGTCTATCAGATGAAGATCGACGAGATGAAGGAGACCAGCGCCAACCGGGACATGAACAGCGGCGGCACCTCTGGCGTGACGGCGGCAGCGGCTATCGCGGCGCTGCAGGAATCCGGCAACAAGGTGAGCCGAGACATGATTCAGGGCAGCTACCGGGCATACCGGAAGGTATGTTCTCTGGTGATCGAGCTGATCCGGCAGTTTTATACGGAGACCCGCACCTTCCGCATTTTAGGTGAGGGTGGGCAGATGGAGTTTGTGGACTTCAACAACGCCGGGATGCAGGACCAGCCGGTGGCGATGCCGGGGAATGCGGCGCAGATGTTCCGGCGTCCCGTGTTCGACTTGAAGATCAGACCACAGAAGCGCAGCCCCTTCACCATTGAAGCCCAGTATGAGCGGGCAAAGGAGCTGTACGGCCTTGGATTTTTCAATCCGGAGAACGCCCAGCAGAGCATCATTGCCCTGTCCATGATGGACTTTGAGGGCAAGGAGCAGATTTTGCAGCAGGTGCAGCAGGGGCAGACCCTTTTGAACATGGTGCAGCAGCTGCAGCAGCAGCTGGCCATGTTCCAGGCGGCGGCAGGGATGAATGTGGAGCAGCCGGGATATCAAAGTCAGACCGGACAGGGCGGCGGTCCGACCATTGCACAGGCCCGTCAGGATGCCGTCAACGCCAACAAGAAGAGCTACGGCGAACGGCTGGCTGAGAGGAGCAGGGCATGACCCGTGTTTACGCCAGCCGACAGGGAGACCGGTTCCGGCTGGAATGCCGGGGCCACGCCGGTTACGCGGAGAGCGGGAAGGACGTGGTATGCTCCGCCGTCTCCGCAATCTGCCAGACGCTTTACCTCTGGTGCAGGAACACCGAGGACGTGACGGTAGAGGACGAGACCATGGGGCCGGGCGTATTCATGCTGACGGCCAGAGGACCCTGCGGGGAGCCGTGGAAGGCTGCCGTGCTGGGGCTGTTGAGCTTAGAGGCTGGATACCCCGCCCATATACGGGTGGATGCCCGGAAATTTGATTTGTGTTCCAAGCCGCAAACGCGGCAAGAATGATAAAGGAGCAAGCGTATGAAACACTTTTTTGTCAAGGCGATGTGCCTGTTTCTGTTTGACGGCGGCGCTTCCGGGGCGTCCGGCGGAGCAGGAGAGGGCGGAGCCGAGACGGGCGGAACCAATGGCGGGCCTGACGTCGCCCAGCAGGCCAAGACGGGCGAGGTAGTCTACGGAAAGCAGACTGCGGCTCCTGACGCCGGGGAGCAGGACCAACGCGCATCCTTCAAGGATTTGATCAACGGTGACTATAAGGCGGACTTCGACGCCGAGGTTCAGCGGATCGTAGGCGAACGGCTGAAAAAGGTAAAGGATCAGGGCCGCATCGTGGCGGATCAGGGCAAGGCACTGAACGCACAGCAGCCCATTCTGGACGCCCTGTCTCTTCGCTACGGTACGGCACCCGGCGACATTGAAGCCCTGCGGTCGGCGGTGGATCGGGACAATTCTCTCTGGGAAAAGGCTGCGGAGGACGCCGGTATGAGCGTAGAGCAGTACCGGCAGTATCAGCAGATGCAGCAGGAGAACGCACGGCTGAGAGCAGCGCAGGAGGACTATTACGCCCGTCAGCGCAGCGAACAGCAGCTGCACTCGTGGATGGATCAGGCGGAAGCCATGAAGCAGGACCCCTTGCTGGCAGACTTCGACCTGCCCACCGAGATCAACACCAACCCCGACTTCCTCGCCTTGCTGCAAAGAGGCGTCAGCGTGGAGCAGGCATACAAGGTCCTGCACATGGATGACTTTCTCAGCAAGGCCACGGCACAGGCGGAGAAGACCATAACGAACAATATCCGCGCCAGAGGGGCAAGACCGCAGGAGAACGGAGCCGCGCCCAAGAGCGCCGTTGTTGTGAAGGATGATGTTTCCAAACTGACCCCGGCAGACCGGGCGGAGATCGCCAGACGGGCTGCGATGGGGGAAACCATCACTTTTAACTGACAACAAGGAGGCTACTCTATGAACACTCTGTTTATGTTCCCTATGTTCGTGCAGATCTTCGCGGACATGAAGACCAACACCACTACCCAGACGGGCGAGGGCAAGGACCTGTCTGCGGAGATGAAGACCTATTACTCCGACTATCTGATCGACCTGGCAGAGCCGGAGCTTGTGCATGACCAGTTTGGCCAGAAGCACCCCATCCCCAAGAACGGCGGCAAGACCATTGAGTTCCGCCAGTATGATCCCCTGCCTGAGATGACCACCGCCCTGACCGAAGGCGTGACCCCTGACGGCCAGAGCCTGAACGTGAAGAAGCTGGAGGCCACCGTGAAGCAGTACGGCGGCTACGTCACCCTGTCCGATATGCTGATTCTGGCAGCCATCGACAACAACGTGGTGCAGGCCACCAAGCTGATCGCCTCTCAGGCCGGACGCACTCTGGACACCATCACCCGCGACATTCTGAACGCCGGTACCATTGTCCAGTACGCCGACGGCTCCGTGACTGCCCGCGCCAATCTGGTGGGCGGCAGCGCCACCGAGAGCGAGAACAACTATCTGACTGTGGATGCCATCAAGAAGGCCGTGCGCACCCTGGAGGCGCAGGACGCTCCCAAGATCAACGGCTACTATGTGGGTATCATCCATCCCAACGCCAAGTATGACCTGATGAAGGACCCTGAGTGGAAGAGTCCCCACGAGTATGTGGACACCGCCAACATCTACAAGAACGAGATCGGCGAGCTGTACGGCGTCCGCTTTGTGCAGTCCAGCCGCGCCAAGGTGTGGAAGGACGCTGCCAAGAACAAGGCCACCGGCACGGAGGTCGCCAACAAGCGGGACGTGTACTCCACCCTGATCCTTGCGGATGACGCCTACGGCATCACCGATATCTCCGGCGGCGGTCTGCAGCACATCGTCAAGCAGCTGGGCAGCGCCGGTTCCGGCGATCCCCTGGATCAGCGCGCCACCGTCGGCTGGAAGGCCACCAAGACGGCGGAGATCCTGGTCCAGCAGTACATGGTCCGTATCGAAACGACCGTCAGCGCCTGATAGGAGGACAGAATGAGCGAAGCTAAGAAGGTAACGGATCCCAATGAGGAGCTTGTAGAGTATACCGCACCTCTCATGGGCCGCACGGATTCCCGCGATATCATCGTGGGCGTCAACGGTGAGATCATCCGCATTATGCGTGGTGAGACTGTGCAGATCAAGCGGAAGTTCCTGCTGGTGCTGCAGAACGCAGAGAAACAGGAAATGGAAGCCTACAAGGCACAGATGGTGGCGCAGAAGAACAGCGCCAAGGCTTTGGCCGATATGTAACCCGATGCGGGCAGACGGTTTCCTGCCGTTTGCCCGCATTTTCTATGGAGGGCGTATGAATCGCATTATTTCACTGTCCGTTGAGGACATGTATATCAAATATACCGGGGAAGCGTTCGGAGCCACCGGCTCCCACAATGCCGTGACCCTGCGGATGACATTCGGCCCTGCATGGGAGGGCACCGCCAAGACGGCGTATTTCACCGATGCGCTGGGGAACACTTCCGTTGCGCTGGTGCTGGGGCTGGACACGCTGGTGGATGGAGCCTATGAAGTGGACGTGCCGTCCGAGGCGCTGAAAACCGCAGGCGTGGCGACCATTACTATCAAGGGCGTACTGGTATCCGGAGAGACCACCACAAAGGCCATTACCACGGCGGCGGGGCATTTCCGGGTATTGGATTCCGAGCTGCCGGACAGCGCCGGGAGCGCCGGGACCATCACACCCAGCGACAAGGACCAACTGCAGGCGGAGATCGCCGGGCTTGAAAATTTGTTTACCACTGCAAAAGCGGCGGCAGAAGCAGCAGCGGCCAACGCAAAAGTAAGCGAGACCAACGCAAGGGCCAGTGAAACGGCAGCGGCCAGCTCCGCGTCCTCTGCGGAAGCCTCTAAAACGGCGGCGGCGGAGAGTGCTGCGACGGCGACCGCACAGGCCAGCGCGGCGGATGCGAGTGCCGCAAAAGCGGCAGCGTCCCAGAAGGCGGCGCAGGCAGCAGAGACCAATGCAAAGGTTAGCGAGAAAGCGGCTGCAGAATCGCAGACCGGCGCGGAGACTGCATCTGCAAGTGCGCAGGGCAGTGCGGCTGCAGCGGCAAAGAGCGCACAGACGGCGCAGGGCGCTGCCAGCACAGCCACAAATGCGGCGAGTTCTGCCGTTCAGTCGGCCACGTCCGCATCCGGCTCCGCGTCTCAGGCACAAGCCAGTGCAGCGGCAGCGGCAAAGAGTGCAGCCGATGTGGACGGTATCAACAAAACCGCGCAAAGCTGGGCGGTAGGCGGCACCGGCACCCGCCCCGGCGAGGACACGGACAACGCCAAGTATTGGGCAGAGCAGGCACAGGCAGTTGCCGGCGGTGACTTTGCAACCAAAGTGGAGGCACAGGGCTATGTAACGGCACATAACCAGAGCGCTGAGGCCCACGCAGACATCCGAAAAGCGCTGAATGGGAAGGAAGCATCTGGCACGGCGGCGACGGCGGTGACTACCCACAACAAGGACACTGCCGCACATCAGGACATCCGAAATGCTTTAGCTGGCAAGGAAACAGCGGGGGCTGCGGCAGCGGTACAGAGCAATCTGACGGCCCACGCAGGGAACACCACGGTTCATGTGACCTCTAAGGAGAAAACTACGTGGGACGGCAAGGCGGCGGGGACACACGCCAGCCAGCATGGGAAGGACGGGGCAGACCCCATTACCCCTGCGGCCATCGGCGCGGCGTCTTTGGGCGCGGACGGCAAAGTGCCTGCAAGCCAGCTGCCGGAGATAAGCTCCGTCAAGACCTACACTGCCACCATCGGGACCGCGTGGGTGGAGGATGAAAACACCGGCGTCAAGACGCAGAGCGTTGCCATCGCCGGGGTCAAGGCCACCAACACTGCCACGGTAGACCACGTTTACACGGGGGCCGGGACTTCTGACGATTACGCGGCCTTTGTGGAAGCGGAGAACCAGTACCTCAACTGCATCACCAACGGCTACGCCGAGACCTACAACGGCGGCATCAAGTTTACGATCTTTGGGGATGCCAACACGGTGTCTATCCCCATTGTTGCGGAGGTGAGCTGATGGGCCATGTAACGGTAGTTGGCGGGTGCAGAGCGAAAGCACCGTCAACCGGCATCCTTGCAAGTTCCCTTGCCGTTGGGACTACCGTGAAGCTCATGGAGGGCGGCACGGCGGTGGAGTATCTGGTGGTGAATCAGGGAATTCCCTCTAATTCCAACCTGTATGACGCAAGCTGTGACGGGACGTGGCTGCTGCGGAAGGATATTCATAGCGAAAGACAATGGAACAGCTCAAATGTCAATGATTAT